AAGCGGTGCAACCCTGCTAAAGACAATTTAAGGATTTAACCCTGCGCTGATATAATCCGTGTATGTTTGTTGAAAAATTTAACTCCTTTCTGTTCAGCTTTCGGTACACGCCAGATCGGTAACTGGCACTAATTACTTGGAATAGGGTAGCTCCTGAAAAGACACTAGTCATGTTCTTTCCAAGTTTTCTAGACTTTAATAATGACAATATTATGGAAAAAATTTGTATACAGTGTAAGATTGTAAAACTATTTAAAAAATTCAACAAAGACAAATATCGAAAAGATGGTCTTACTGCTTATTGCAAAGATTGTATAATTATTCGAAATCAAAAATATTATGAATTGAATAAAGAAAAAATTTCTAAATATTATGAAATCAATAAAACTGAAATTTTAACTCAACAGAGAGAATATTATAATATAAATAAAGATAAAAGTAATGCAAAAGTTGCTAAACGAAGAGCATCGAAAATTTATGCAACTCCTGACTGGTTGACTCAAAATCATAAAGATCAAATTAGAGAATTGTATGAAATTGCACAAGCTTTCAAACTTTACACTGGTGAAGAATATCACGTAGACCATATCATACCACTAAAAGGTAAAGATGTTTGTGGTCTACATGTTCCGTGGAATCTACAAGTTATTCCCGCAAAAGAAAATCTAAGTAAATCAAACAAACTCTTAGAAATTAAATAAAGTATCTCATTGTAGACAAAACTGCAATGATTGTCCACAATAGTTAACAAAAAGAACAAAAGAATAAATAAGCTATGAATTGTATTACTTGTAATCGTTACTTTAAACAGAACGTATTTAATAAGACTGCTGAGTGCGAAGATTGCTTAGATCGTGCTTTCTTAGATTTAGACTCAGACATACAAGTTGATGTAGAATTGCTAAGAAATCCTTCTGGTAGAACCAATCCTGTGTTTTATGATGAAACGAATGATCCTGAGATGGATATCAGAGATTCTATCTAAAGGTGTTGGGAATTGCGATAGCAATGATTAGAGCAAAAGCTCTTGACAACAGCTAAAACTGCTGTTACAATAGGTTATTCGCTGGAATAGCTCATCTGGTAGAGCAACGGTTTTGTACTCCGTAGAGGTGGGTTCGAGTCCTACTTCCAGCACCAAGTTTACGGGCGGGATAGGTGAGGTAATTCATCATCGAAGACTGTCCACCAATAATACTACCATCGTCTATCGGTTTAGGACATTAGGTTTTCATCCTAAGAAGCGGAGTTCGATTCTCCGTGGTAGCTCCAATATAAAGTTCCCTTTACTGATGGGCGGCGGAATAAATTATCAGTAAGAAATATTCCATTGTAGCTCAGTCGGTAGAGCAAACGCCTGTTAAGCGTTGGGTCGGAGGTTCAAGCCCTTCCAATGGAGCCAATTTAGAAGTATGGTCGAGTGGCTTATGGCAATGGTTTGCTAAACCATCGGTGGTGTAAACTGCCCACAGGTTCGAATCCTGTTACTTCTGCCAATCAATCTATGTATAGGCTAGTCTGGTTAAGTCACCTGATTTGGGGTCAGGATATCGGTGGTTCGAGTCCATCTACATAGACCAATTTTATATATCTCTAGCTCAACTGGCAGAGCAACGGATTCCAAATCCGTAGGTTGTAGGTTCAATTCCTACGGGATATGCCATTTATAGCGGGTAAGGTGGTCACTACTGCAGTTTCATATGCTCGCAGCATCACTGGTTCGAATCCAGTACCCGCTTCCAATTTAGGATACGTATACCGTTAAGGAGACGGTCTGGTCTGTAAAACCAGCGCTACTATAGCTCGTATGGATCGTTACCATAAGTGTCCACCAGTTTAATACAACAGCTAGGGTAGCCCCCGAAAAGTAAGCTCCTCACTTACCTGCTGATTGTTTATTTGAGGCTTATTCTGAGGAGAATAAAATGAATACCAATACTATAAAAATGTGTAAAGGTTGTAATTTAAACTTACCTTTATCGAGATTTAATAAGCACAGTGTAATGAAAGACGGTTTACGTTCAAAATGCATAGAGTGTCGTAGATTAGAACATATTGAGTACAGAAAAAATAATCCCGAAAAAATAAAAGAATTGCAGAAAGTCTGTGATCAAAGAAAAGTAAGTACACCTGAATTACTTGAAAAGAAACGTCTTAGAAATAGACAATATGATGCTACAGAGGCTGGAAAATTAAAAAATAGGTTACGAGCAAAACGTTGGAGCGAATTAAATAGGTGTAAACGAAAGTCAGTTCATCTAACTGTTAAACAGAAATTGAGTAAGAGTAAATCTACAAATAGGTGGAGATCGCAAAATAAAGATAAATCCAATGCTTTGTATGCTTTACGTAGGGCAAGGAAAAATAACGCAACTCCTTCTTGGTTAACAAAAGAAGATAGAGAACTTATTGTAGAACTTTACACAATTTGTCAAATGTTTAAATTGTACACGGGTAACGAATATCATGTTGATCACATAATACCTTTGATAAATAAAAATGTTTGTGGTTTACATATACCTTCTAATTTAAGAGTTGTACCTGCATTTGACAATCTCTCTAAAAATAATAAATTTGATGAGTCTTTTGGAATTGATTATTCTGCTGAAGCTTATCGTTAAGACTACGCTACCTCGTAGGGCTGTTGTCGCCTCGGCTTTAGGCGTCCCTCGAATCTGTTGCGAGGTAACATGAAGTGTAGAAGCTTCAGGTGAGCATTGCCAAGTGCTCACGCAAAGGATACAGCGTATATTATCTGCGGTAGATACGAAAAGGCTACCCCGCAATCGTAAGCGGGACTAATTTATAAGGAAATAACATGGCATTCATTAAAGGTCAATCAGGTAATCCGAATGGTCGTCCAAAGAAAGAATCAATCTTTGATAAACCAACTAACCGTGAATTAAAAGAGCGTGAACTTGTAATGCTTCTTCGCAAGATTAAGCCTCACGTAGCTGAAGCTATTATGCAAGCTGCTAATATCATGAAGAATGAAGAAGCAAGTCACCAAAATCAATTAAAAGCTGCAACTATTCTTCTAGATAACTATCGTAGACTAACTCTAGATATGTACGATGGTGAAGAGCAAGCTGATGAAGCTGGTACAGAAGTACAACAAAATAATGCAGCAGTTTTCAGCCTAAAGGTTGTTAACGAAGAATAATTTTATACAACAGCTAGGTTGGCCCACCGAAAAGACGATTATCCACCGTCCTGCTGATTGTTTATTTAGTGGAATGTCAGGATAACATATGCAAGATCGTACAGAATACATGAAAAGATATCGCTTGGAAAACAAAGAGCGATTTAAAGAACTCAATAGTAGATACTATCAAGAAAATAAAAATAAACTCAAAGAAAACTTTAGAGAATATTATATAAAGACAAGAAATCGAAGAAGAGAACTTGGTAAAATTCACTACGAAGAAAATAAAAGTTTTTATCTAGCTTATAGTAAAATTAGAAAAGCAACAATAAAACGATCATGTCCAAATAGTCTATCGGAAGATGATTATTATCAGATCAAACAAATTTATTTAAAGTGTAAAGAAATAACCGATACTACAGGAATTCTACACCATGTCGATCATATTGTTCCATTGAACGGTAAGACTGTGTGCGGTTTACATGTTCCTTGGAATCTTCAGATATTAACTGCAGAAGAGAATTTAAGGAAAAGTAATAAATATGAGTAAGCAAATAACTATTGCACCAGCATCTAAGAAACAGGAAATGTTTTTAAACAGTGATGCTACGATTACTTTAGCAGGTGGTGCAGCGGGTTCTGGTAAAACATATACATCGTTACTTATTGCTTTAAAATTTATGCAGCATCCTAGAGCAACTGGAGTCATCTTTCGTAGAACTTCTAAGATGCTTACTGCTCCCGGCTCAATCTGGCACGAAGCTGTACACCTTTATACAAGTATTTATCCTGATTTAAGAATTAGAAGTAGAGAACTTGAATTAGTATTTCCGAATGGTGCATTACTAAAATTTAGCCATATGCAACATGCTAGTAACATGTATGACCATAAAGGCGGTCAATATTCATTAGTAATTTTTGATGAAGCAACCGACTTTGAAGAAGAAATGATAGTTTATCTTTTGTCTCGTATGCGTAATGCTTATGTTGACTATAAACCTCAACTCTTTGCCATGACAAACCCAGACTATAACTCGTTTCTGCGTTCATGGATTGAAGATTACTATTTAGACCCCAATACGGGTATTCCTCTACCAGAGAAAACAGGACACAAGCGTTACTTCTTCCGTCAAGGCAATACAATGCTTTGGTACAACAGTCTAGAAGAAGCTGAAGCTGCACACGGTAAAGGTGATGAATCTGGTATTTCATCCTTTACTTTTATTGGTGCTACCTGCCGAGATAACCCTCCATTACTAAAAGCACAACCTGATTATATCAGTCGATTGATGTCACTTCCTCGTGTAGAGAAAGAAAGATTGCTAGATGGATCATGGTT